CAGTGTTCTACCAGAATGCCGGATCTGGCGCGATCCAGGTCGCACCCGCGTTCCTCTGCGGCCAGCAGGCGCAAGCCTGGTGCTGGGGACAAATGCCGAAACCGACGTTCCGCAAGGAAGACGACTATGGCTTCGTGCGCGGCGTCGGCGTCGAGATGGCCTATGGCATCGGCAAGGTCGCCTACCTCACTGCTCAAGGAAACGACAAGGAGTGGGGCATCTACACGGCGTTCCTGGCGGCGGTCGCCGACGCCTAAAGCCTAACGGTCGGATCGCGCGGCGCGGGATGCTCTCGCGCCGCTTTCCCCTTTCACCATCATCACGGCCGAAGGAGGCCATCGCCATGAAACGTCTCTTGTCTTCCGTCCGACTGCGGCTCGGTGTTGCCGCCGTCTTGGTGGCGCTTGTCGCGGCATTTGCCACGCCGAGCGTCCAAGTGTGGGCGCAAACGACAACGCGCACCGATGTCAACGCGCCGAAGGTGCCGCCGCGGCAGCTAGACGCACAAGCATTGCACTACATCCGCACGACGCTGTCCTTCAATATGTGCACGCAGACCACGAACGCCTGCGCGGTGAAGTTGCTCAACGGCGCGTTGCCGTACAATGCCATCGTTACGTCGGTCAGGGTCTACACTTATGTCGCGTTCAACTCGACCTCGTCCGACGTGTTGACGCTCGGCATTTCCTCGACAAGCGCCAATGAGCTGGTGTCTAGCAGCATGTCGGTACATGCGACCGGCGAGGTCGATGGGACTTTGGTGTCTGGTATCCAAGCTGTCACCGGCGGCGGTGCGACGCAAACCGGCGATGACGGCGGTTACGATCTGTGGGTGAAGTGGACGGCTGGCACCGGCAATACCGCGACTGCGGGCCTTGCCACCATCATCATCATGTACGTCGCGCCGAACGACGGCCTGTGTACGACGGTGCCACTAGGAAGCACTGGCGCGGGTTGCTGATTGCGTGACCCGTTCAAGAATGCGGCCCGGCGTCTTGCCGGGCCGTCCACCACAACAGAGAGGATTTGTTTTATGAGCGATACGAGCGAAGCGTTGCCTGGCATGGCCGACGTTGAAGGAAAGCGCGGCCCCGGTCGGCCACGGAAGATTACGACAGACGAGGCGGCGGTCAGCGAACAGGTGACCTATATGCCGCGCGACGGCGATCCGGCGAAGGTCACGTGGCGTGGTCTGGTCTTTCACGCCAATGCGCCGAAGACCTTGACCGACGCGGCGCATATCGAAGCGGCGCGGAACAACAAATGGTTCAAGGTCGGTCCCTTCGATCCGGCAACCGATGGTGTGCCGAGCGAGCAAAGCCTACAGCCTAAGACCCCGGAGCAATACCGTGCGCACGCGATCGAATGGTTCAAGAAGGCAAAGAGCGTTGACGAAATCGACACCAAATGGGCGCAGGAAGAAACCTTGCGCATGGCCTGCGGCGTCGGCTCGGACGATATCGAATATCTGATGGGCCTGTTCACGCCAATGCGCGGCGAACTGCGCAAGCGCGAAATCGGTTAGCTGGATCACGAGAGTCCGGCGCGTTTGCAGCACCGGACTCGGTCAACAGCGATCGGGAGCGACAATGGACTATCAGAAGCCGCCGGAGATCGTCATCACGCACACCGAGCGGCATGACGTGCGCGAGGAAATGATCGAGCATGTGGCGCGACTGTTGTGCCGCGCCGCCGGTTGCGATCCTGATGCCGACACGCGCTGCGGGATTGATCCGAACAATCCGTCAGTGATGACATGCAATGCTGTTGGAATGTCCTATCCGTCCTCTCTTGGCTGGAACAGGTATCGGGCCAACGCGGAAAGCCTGCTCGGTAAAATCTTCGGCGAACCGCCACATGGTCCGTGTCTGTCATATCCCGATGCGGACGCGCCGCAGCTTGCTCCCACCACATTACCGATCGATCCATATATGTCGCGTCCACTGCCGAATAGCGGCGCGACATTCATTGCTCCGGCGTGCGGTGGCGAGCCGCGTTGGTGTGACGATCATTGCGATATGAATGGGTGCAACAAATAAGTGGTGACCGAGTCCGGTCTATTAACTTGTTTGTCCTCTCGTGAAACAGAAAGCACGTCATGCCCGGCGCCTATCGCACCTCCACCGATCTGATCACCGAGGCGCTGGCTAACCTCGGCGTATTGGCGGCGGGACAGCCGACGGACGTCGAGGATTTCAATTACGTGCAGGAAAAACTCGATAGCATTTTCCGCAAGATCGCCGGGCTTGAGATCGTCTATGTCGCCGATCCAAACAACATCCCCGGCGCCTGGTTTTCCGATCTCGCCGACATCGTCGCCGGCGAATGCGCCACCAAGTTCGGCGCGACGCCAGACGACTATGTTAAGCTGGTCAATCAGGGCTTGGGCGGCGCCGCCGGAGTTGAGGTCGGCGCCGGCGCTGCGGCGAAGTCGCTGAAAGTCATCACCCGCGGCCGTCCGACTTATGAAGTGCAGCGGATAAGCACCTTCTGATGCCGACCGGCCATCCTACCCCGATCCCGTTTCCGCTGTCATCGTTTCCCGGAGCCAATCCTCAGGAAGGCGCCGGGCGGCTTATCAACTACTATGCCGAGCCGTTGGGCGAGAGCGGCGGACGCAGCGCACCGGCGGCGCAAGTCTGGCGGAGATCGCCCGGCTTATCGCAACACGCCATGACACCGCAGGCCGGCTATCGCGGCGGCTTGATCGTCAACAATCTGTCCTACGAGGTCTTCGCCAATAACGTCTCGACCGTCGATGTCGCCGGCACCGTGGTCAATGTCGGGGCCTTTCCCGGCGTCAAGAAAATCTCCATTGCGCGGGATCAAGCATCGCCAGATCCCGACGTGGTCGCGGTCGATGTCGATAACGGCGCCTATCGTTTATCCGGTGTCGGAGCGCCGGCGGTTTACAACGGCGCCGGCAATCTGCCGCAACCGAACTCGGTATGCTTCCAGGACGGTTATTTCTTCTTCACCATCGCGGCGGGGCAATGCTACGCCTCGGCGCTCAATGCGCTGACGCAAAACGCGCTGACCTACATCACCTGCCAAGCCAAGGCCGACGTGACGCTCTTGCGCGGCATCGCATTTTCCGGCGTGCTTTTGTTGTTCACCACGGGCTCCTGCGAGGTCTGGCAGGACGCCGCCAATCCAGCGCCGGCGTTTCCTTATGCGCGGCTCGCCGTGCTGGAAAAGGGCCTCATTCAATCGGCGGCGATCGCCGGCTGGGAAACCGGGTTCTCCGAACTGATCTGGGCCGCGCAGGACTTCGGCGTCTATTGGATGACGGCGGGAAGCCTCTCCCCGATCAAGATTTCGCCGCCGGATCTCGACCGGTTGATCGAGGCGCAAGTCAGGGCAGGGAATACTTTGGAGGCCGGATGCTACGCCTTCGCCGGCAAGAAATTTTGGCACCTGTCGTCACCGGCTTGGACGTGGGAATTCAACATCGGCACACAACGCTGGAACGAGCGATGGTCGCTCAATGCCGGCGTGTTCGGGCGCTGGCGCGCGACCTGCGGGCATCCGGCGTTTGGCAAGTGGCTTCTCGGCGACCAGCAGAGCGGCAACATTCTTTGGCTCGATAGTACGAATTACACCGAGAACGGCACGCCGCAGCTCGCGCGCATCGAATCCGGCCCGGTCAAGGCATTCCCGCAGCAGTTGCGCATCGCGCGAGCCGATTTCGATTACGTCATGGGCGTCGGCATCGTCGAGGCCAACGTGCAGATGATCGTCACCGGAACGGCGGTGGGAAACGGCGGCGTGGTGCGGCTAACCGTCAACAACACGGCGCAGACGGCAACCGACGATACCGTGATCGTCGGCGGCATTCTCGGCACCACGGAAGCCAATGGCACGTTCCCGATGACGCTGATCGACGCCACGCATATCGAGCTGCAGGGCACGGTTTATGAGAACGCCTATAGCGCCGGCGGCGTTGCGGTCGATGTCACGTCGCCACCGCAGGCAGTCAATCCCATGGTCGCTATTTCTTTGAGCAAGGACGGTGGCTTGAACTTCGGCAATCCGCTCATTCGCAGCCTCGGCATGCAAGGGCGTTCGTTGCGGGCGCGGGCCTCGGTCAAGAACATGGGACTAAGCGGGCCGATGGGCGATCGCTGGCGCTTGGACGTGACCGATCCGGTTTACACCGGTTTCATGGGCGGGACGCAATCGAGTGATCCGCGTGAGGTCGGGGCATGAAACCCGTTTGGACGCCGGAAATGCTGGCAATCGCCCGGATGATGACGGCGAAGGGCTATCCCGCTCGTGCTGTCGATGCATATTTCAAACTCAAGGCCGGATCGTGGAGCGCACGGCGTATTTACGAGCGGGATTATAAAAATCATACACCCGGACATCGCCAATCTGGATCAATGCGCACGCCACCCGAAGTCTTGGCGGAACGCGATACGCGATTAGCCGCGCGAGACCGACGCAATCAAACGGCAGAGTTCTTTGGCGATCCGCCGCCCGGTTATTCGGCGCTTGATCGGAGGCGCGCATGAGCATCCCTTTCAACGCCGTCCTGTCGCAAGCCAATCAGCCGATCGTCAACAAAGACGGTACGCCGACGCATCCCGTTTATGCGTTCTACATCAAGACGCTCGACATGGTGGTGCGGGCACTGGCATCGGGCAACATCGGCGTGCCGGCGGTCAATGCGGTCGACGATGCGGCGGCGGCGGCGGCGGGCGTTGCGATCGGTGCCGTTTATAGAAACGGATCGATACTCATGATCCGCGTGGCATAGGAGCAAACAAATGTCACTTTTTGACATCTTTAGCACCGCGCCGGCGCAAGCCGCAGCGGGCGCACAGACGGCGGGCGTGAATGCCGGGTACAACCAGCTTGCGCAATTATACGGCCAGGGCAATCAAGCTCTTACTCAGAATTATACGGCGGGGCTGCAGCCGTTCCTGCAGAATTACGGGCAGGCTCAAGGCGGCGTCAACCAGCTCGGCAATGTCTTGGGCTTGAACGGCCCGGCCGGTAGCAATACGGCGCTGACGACGCTGCAAAACACCCCCGGTTATCAGTTTCAGTTGCAGCAAGGGAACAACGCAATTAATGCCGCAGCCGCCGCCAACGGCACGCTCAATTCCGGCAATCAGACGCTGGCGCTGTCGAACTACAATCAGGGCTTGGC